TCAACGCAGAGTACATGGGGGGGAGGAGCACCTGTTGGAACAGGTGTTAGGAAGCGAACTTCCGTATCTCTTTCGAGTCCTCCGGTGGATTTCCCGCCACCACGGGTTTCAGAACCTACCAGCAACTCCAAACGCGGCGTAACTAATTGTATTTCCCTAACAGGAGATGCTTTAGTGAGACGTGAAGACTATCAGGCAACTGAGAGATTCGCGTGGGCCACGGGTGTGGCAGCCACGACCTGCTCAACTTTGCCCTTAAGCAAGGCAGAGTGTAGAGGGAATTTAGCTTACACAGATTAACTCCATGACAAGCTTCAAATACATAAAATGTAGTGCTCCACAGACGGGCTGGACCTTTCTTTCTTTTCGTGCATTCAACACAGGGAGCGCTTGTTTACAAGTGCTCCTGGACCATCCATTAATTTGGTCGGTCGACTGGTTCAAAGTGAAGGCTGGCTTCTACTGTATTGTAGATCCTACCAACCCGAGAGAATTAATATATCTTGGTGAGAAAGATTTCCGAGATTTTATCAAAGTTATGCTTTCCAACAGAGAACCAATGGTCGTGTTGGCGCGAGCTGGTGAGAACCAGCCTAAAGATTCCGAAATACTTACTCCTAAACCAAAATCTCCCCACTCTACCGTCTTCTTTCGAAGCTTCAGGGTCTACTCGAAATTTCTTCGAGCCCTGTGGAGTGAGATGTGGGAAGGTAAATTGGTCGTACCCCTTGAGAGAAATCTCAAGTTTATCATCTGTAATTGGGGTAAAACCCTCTTACATTGGTTAGGTACATCCAGCAGTTCACGTGCACAATCTCAGGGTTTGATCCAGGTTAGTAAATACTTAATGGTGGTCCTAAAGCACCGAGGTGCTACAGGTCTTACTATCTTTCTTAAAGTTTCCTTTATCGCCTTAAACAAGTACCTAGCTGGGGAGCCCTTAAAGTCGACATTTCCACTTAAGTGTGGGATGCGCTTGCAGGGTGGGTTGCCGTCATGGCTTCCCGCTCCGGTTAGGCTTGCGATCAGGCAAAAGTCTTATAAAGTAATACGTCTTTGGTCATCTCTATTATACACGTATAAAGGGATGTACGCCAAAGGTGTTCCTTCTATTGCCTCGGTCTTGGAACCCGAATGGTACACGAGCTCGACTAGAGCCACGTGGCTATGGGGTTTCCAAGATTTCTTAGCAAATGTTTATTATCGTCAACTTAATTGGGTGGGCTTAGACATTCCACAAAGTGATCAACTGCCGCTCTTACGAACGTCAGCTGGTCCCTCTGGCGGAACGGCTTTGGCTGGAGTTCTCCGTGACCTTTGGGTCTGGAGAGTCTTCCGCCATAACCGCCTTCACTACTCCCTGGAGCAGATCCTTGCATATACCGGAAACGGTACAGCCCTAGGATTTCTGCGACACGGACTAGCAGGTGCTAAACCATCTCAAGTTTTCCCTCTAAAAGTACATAAGAAAGGGTCTTGTCAGGAAGGCTATGATATAGCTCTCTACGATGGTCGAAAACCTCTGGCCTTGGCCCGTCTCCACCTCATTTACGAGGCGGCGGGGAAGGTTCGAGTAATCGCCATCTTAGATTACATGACACAGTGGGCTTTCGCTCCTGTGCATGACTTCTTGATGAGACTGCTGGCCACTGTTGATACAGATGGAACCAGTGATCAAAATATTGGTTTACAAAATTTCATTTTACGTATAGGATCCCGTAAAGGGATATACTCGTCCTTGGATATTTCCGCTGCGACTGACACGATTCCGTGGCAGTTGTATGAAGTTATACTGGGAGTAATGTTCGATGCACGTTTTGCTAGACATTATATGAGACTACTACGTGAAAGGGGATTTCTTTCTCCTAGAGAATTACCTTTTGAGTTTGTGAAATATGGCTGCGGACAGCCAATGGGTGCGCTGAGCTCTTTCCCTTTATTGGGATTGGTTCATCACGCTATTGTCCAGTACGCTGCCTATGAAGCAAATAGTTTTCCATTTTATGATTATTGCATTGTCGGAGACGACCTCGTCCTTTTTGAAGAGGATAAGGCCGTACCTGTTGCCACTAAGTACCTCTCAATGTGTCGATATTTGGGCATCCGAATAAACAAGTCAAAGACTTATCAATCGGAGGTTTTCTTCAACTTCATATCAAGATCTTTTCTTAATGGTATCGAAGTTTCTCCTGCGTCCATGAAGAGTGAACTGTCTGTTCATACTTTAGGACAAAGGGTTGAAAATACGCTTAGAAATTGTTCGCGTTGGAGTACTGGAGATTCTAGGTCAGTGATGACCCGGATTATTCGATTTGCAAGTGACCATTGGGTTTGGGGAACATTATCTGTTTCCCTCTCCCAAGGTTTCCTTACAAGTTATGTGGCTACGGTATTAGCATCGCTGCTCTCCCCCGCTGGTAGATTTTCATCTATCTTTGGGGTGAAAGAAGAGGGTTGGATTTACTGGGTGGCCGCTTTGCGCGGTTCATCCATAATACTATCCCATGATGCTAGCGCTTTGACTACGCATTACCTAAAGAACAATTATTCGAAGGTTCTCATCCTCATACGTACTACCTGTCTGGTATTACGTTCTGAGTTGGAATCCTTGTTGGTTTCCGGTACCAAGATCGCTGACCTTTATCCGTCGTGGATGGTAAAACAACCACGAGGAATAAGGCTTCTTTATCAACTTTTCCGTGAACAACGGGTTAACTATGCCTACTTCAATTTCTCATCCAGGGAGGTTCGCCCTCTACTAGGTTACCCTATCGCTGAAAGCTCGTCGCTCCTTGACGAACCAGATTATGAAATCATAACTGGCATGTCTCATGAAGAACTCATTGAGTCATATATCATGGAGCTATTGATCTACAGCATGGGGTACTTAGTCCCTAGAAAGTTTGTACCATATTTGCAAGAATTTTATGAGGCTTGGAGTTTTATCTTTTCTGATAATCCAGATCCGGAGCAACTTGGGCAATATCTCACCCAAATTCTTGAGGCCGTATTGGCTTTCAAGCCTGATTTGGATTACAGGGATGTGGATGTGCTTTCCAAAGTCACGAGAAGTGAATTTGGTCACACACCACGTTCTTCTGTTATTAATTCAAATAAATTTGTCTATGCGAAGTCTGGTTTTGCCAATGAATTACTTCAACGGCTAACCATCGCATGGCGAATGATTTTAAGTATGGAAAACCTTGGAATAAATCCTGAAGAGACCCTTAAACTGCCATTACCGACCTCATCCTTCAAAGAATAAGGGGCTCTGGCCGTGGGTCGCGGCATAGCTTTAAAGAACAAATTGCGATCTGGGAGTCTGGTGGCTTTCCACCAGGGCACCATGTGCCGGCCTTGGTCCCCCTCACAGGGGAGGCTCCCCCCCCCATGT